TGAAACCATTGAGCTTTCCGGGCTTCAGCGTGTCGCGGAGGCTCGACGGGGGGGACATGGCTTTCAAAATATTTCGCGCCCCTCTAGGATAGGCGAGTTCTCTTTCGGCTTGCAATTTTTATAACTACCCCCTATAATGCTTATAGTGAAATAATTTATAGGGGGGTCTTATGTTACGCACCGAAGAAATTTTAACCCTGTTTTCATACAGCCCTGAGACTGGGGTTATCACGCGGTTGTCCACAATGCGTCCTTGCTATATTGAGAGGCGGGACAGCCGCGTTATTCTACAGCATGCCGGGAAACAGGTTAATGCCCGGAAAGTCGCTGTTGTGCATATGACCAAGCGGCAGCCCGAGCGGTTCGAGTTTAAGTTTGTTGGGAGTGACCCCATGGATTTACGCTGGAAAAATTTTGAGCAGCGCGTTTTCGGTAGGGATCGAGTGTGCCCTGAGTGCGGGGTGCACCACCAGAAGCCGGGGCGTGGGTTCTTATGTGGGGAGTGCCAGGTAGTATATGATAAGGACCATACGTGGGCTGCGGCGATAAAAGCAAAGTACGGGGTGACCGCTGAGGACTACGATGAGATTATTGCTCTACAAGGTGGTGGGTGTGCTATATGCGGGGTTTCTGCTAGCAGAAAGAGACTCGCCGTGGACCATTGCCACACCACAGGGAAAGTTAGGGGGGTGGTGTGTGCCAAGTGTAATACCGGGCTTGGGTTGTTTGGGGACAGCCCGAAGCGTATGCTCGAGGCCGCAAAATACCTTCTCAAGTATAAGCCCCCCACTTGACACGCCCAGCAACTTACCCCACAATCCACAGCCATGGACACGCTGCCGCTCAAATATCACCCCTGGTCGGACCGTCTCGCGATGGACATCGCGCTTGCCTTAGAGGGTAGCGGTGACGCGTTCGCTGACATCCTACTCCGCCACAACATCTCCCCCGACATGCTCGCTGAGTTCAACCAGGACAGTATGTTCCTCAAGAAGGTGATGCATCTACGGGACGAGGTGCGTGAGAAGGGCATGACCTTCCGCCTCAAGGCGAAGGCCCAGGCTGAGGAACTCCTTACCACCAGCTGGACACTCATTCACAGCGCCGACGTCAGTGCCTCGGTCAAGGCCGACCTCATCAAGTCCACAGTCAAGTGGGGTGGCCTGGAGCCCAAGGGCGATGTTACTGCCCTGGATGGCAGTGGTGGTGGCGTGACAATCCAGATCAACTTGCCGAGCACTCCACAACAAGCTACAGAGCTCCCCACCATCGAGCATATTCCGTGACTAAGCTATTCGACTCCCTGCGTGCAGCACAGATGGTAACTGCCAAGGCGGAGCGGTTGGGGCTTTCCTTCTCCCTACGCATTGTCACTTACCGCAAGCGGTTGCGCAGGCCCATGCAGGTGCGGGTGACGATATATGATTGATACGCAGTACGACGATATCGGTGGGGTTCACCTCATCGAGACCAACGAGTGGGTAGAGCATATCCCGGCCTCCAGCTGCTGGTGCAGACCGGTGGATGCGGGCGACAACGTGTGGGTCCACAACGATGCACGGGAGGCAGACGACGATGTCGCAAATTAAGAAGGCCAAGTTCCGTTGTTGGAAGTGCGCGCATGAGTGGGAGAACGAGCCGGGGCCGACAAGCTGTCCACGGTGCCAGCTTCTCTACGCTACCTGGGTGAACTATGGGCTATAACATTGACTTCACGCCATCCCGCGTGTGCGGTCAGTTCATGGCTGACGACGCTAAGATGCGTGTGCTCATGGGGTGTGTAGGTTCGGGCAAGAGTGTCACAAGCAGTTTTGAGGTCATTCGCCGGGCAGGGGAGCAAGAGCCTAATGCGCAGGGCATTCGCAAGACGCGGGCGGCAGTCGTCCGCGAGACGGCGCGCCAACTCATGGACACCACAATCAAAACATTTCTGGACTGGTTTCCGCCGGGGGTGTGTGGACGCTATATGCGGACTACGAAGACTTACTTCTTCGAGGTCGGTGACATCCAATGCGAAATTATGTTTCGTGCGCTCGATGATGCGGACGATGTGGCGAACCTTAACTCGCTCGAGCTGACCTTCGCGTGGTTCAACGAGTGTCGTGATATCCATCCTGACATCATCGATGCGATGTCCAAGCGCATTGGGCGCTATCCGTCCAAGAAGGATGGGGGGCCGACGTGGCATGGCATGTGGGGGGACACTAACCCGCCGGTGATGGACTCCTGGTGGTTCTACCAGATGGAGCACATCGATCCCAAGGACGGAGTCAGCCCCAACGACAACGGGTGGGCGGTCTACAAGCAGCCCAGTGGGCGGAGTGACTTGGCGGAGAATGTCGAGAACTTACCGGAGGGATATTATGAGACGCAGGGGCGTAGCGAGGGGTACATCAGGGTCTACATCGACGGGGAGTATGGGCTCAGTTCTGCTGGGCAGCCTGTGTATAAGTATTTTCGTCCTGATTATCATATGGCCAGTGAGCGCCTTAGTCCTATCATTAATGGCATCCGCCCTCTTATCATCGGTATGGACTTGGGGCTCACGCCAGCGGCGGTCTTTGGGCAGTTGGATGCGCGGGGGCGGGCGCTCATATACGCCGAAGCTGTGAGTTTCGACATGGGGGTGCAACGCTTCGTCCGGACCGTGCTCAAGCCACTCATCCAGGAAAGGTTCTCGGGGGCGACTATCATGGTGGTCGTTGACCCTGCCGGTGTGCAGCGGGCGCAGACTGATGAGCGCAGCGCCATCGACGTCATCCGAGCCGAGGGGCTTAAAGTTATCGCAGCCAAGACCAACAACGTCACTGCAAGGTTAGGCGCGGTGGACGACTTCCTCATGCGACACGCTGACGGCGACAGTGCATTTCTGGTCGATCCCAGCTGCACGGCGCTCAAGTCTGCCATGATGGGGGGGTATCGCTTCCATTCCCGTACTGGGGCTATTGACAAAAATAAACACAGCCATGTGGCTGAGGCTTTACAATATCTCATGTTACATATTGCATCTATCTCAGACGGTGCTATAATTATGCAGCGTCGAGAGATTAAGAGTCACTCCGCTGCGGGCTGGACATAGCCCGTCTCCCTAGGAGGATTGCTCCCTGTCGTCCTTCCAGACTAACCCCCGCTGGCCCCACCCCCAGCGGGGGTTCTTTTCCCTATTGTGCAAGTTGTTCCTGTGAGGTATAAGGAAGTTCCGAGTTTTAATGGAGGGGAAGCACATGCGGTTTTCTGATAACCCAAAGATGGACCGCAGTGGCCTTTCTGTGCGCGAGACTACTGAGCTGTATATGGGTGGTAAGTATAAGAAGGTTACTGGTCCAGTTGTTCCAGGGGGTGAAATTCGTCTCGCTGCGCAGCACGCTGGGTTGGAGTGCGGGGTTACCATTACTGATATGGAGTCCCTCGAAAAGATTGCTGCGCTAGTCGGTAAAGGAGAGTCCCTTTATAGTGCTGCGCGAGACGTCGCACGCGAGGCGGAGTTCGTGGTTCACGGCAGCATAGATAGGGATAGGGGATACTAGGTGGCAGGACTCTCCTTCCTCCGTGTCGTCGATAACGCAACTCTCGTTAAGCAGGAGACTGAGACTCGTCGGGCTGTCGCGGAGCGCCAAGCTGCGCCTCTTATGGTCGGGCTGTCGGGGTATCTACGGTCTGCGTTCGACGCGGCCAAGCGATCCAAAGACCCAATCGAGCGGGCCATGCTCACTGCCTTGCGGCAGCGCAACGGTGAGTACGAGCCATCCAAGTTATCCAGCATCCAGAAGCAGGGTGGCTCCGAGATTTACATGATGCTCACCGAGGTGAAGTGTCGGGCCGCCGAGAGCTGGCTGCGTGATATCCTCATGGACACGGGCTCACCCCCGTGGGACCTTCAGCCGACGCCCAACCCTGATCTTCCGGAAGCGACTGATGAGGCTATCGACCAGATGCTTGGTGAGCGGGTTACCAGCATGATCGAGCAGATTGGCCAGGCTCCGACTCAAGCGGAGATCGCGGAGTTCAAAGAGGTCATCGCGCAGGAGCTACGGTTCAAAGTGTTACAGAGCGCGGCCACCCGTGCGAAGAAGATGAAGACCAAGATCAGTGATCAGTTTGCCGAGGGTGGGTTCGCAGATGCGTTCAATGAGTTCCTCACTGACCTTGTGACTTTCCCCGTCGCCATCCTCAAAGGGCCATGTGTCCGTCGGCAGCGCAAGTTGTCGTGGAGCACGGACGACGAGGGTAACACCATCGCTGTAGCAGATGAGCAGCTGGCTCCTGAGTTCGAGCGGGTCGATCCATTTAGGTTCTTCCCCGAGCCGGGCATCACGCGGGTCAACGACGGCTATGTGTTCGAGCATCACCCCCTTACACGGATGCTACTGTCCGAGCTTATCGGGGTGCCGGGTTATGACGACGACGCCATTCGTGAAATCCTCAGCATTGGTAATGGCCAGAGCTGGATCAATGCGTCTAAGGATTTGGAGAAGGACGAGCTGGAGCGCAAGCACAGCACTGAGCAGCGCCCGACAGAGATTTTTGATGCCCTCGAGTTCTGGGGCAAGATAAGCGGTAAGATGCTACTGGAGTGGGGGCTCTCCGAAGAAGAGGTGACGGACCCTGCCAAGGAGTACGATGCCAATGTGTGGATCGTCGGCAACTACGTTATCAAGGCCATTCTCAATTATGATCCGTTGGGAGAGAAGCCTTACGCCGTTACGTCGTTCATCAAGTCCCCTGGTGCGTTCTGGGGCAAGGGTATTCCGGAGATCATTGAGGATGTGCAGAATATTTGCAACGCGGCTGCGCGCTCGCTGGTTAATAATATGGGTATCGCTTCTGGTCCTCAGGTTGAGGTTAATCTTGAGCGTATCCCACCGAACGAGGACATTACCCAGATGCATCCGTGGCGCATTTGGCAGGTTCTCAACGACCCGCTCGGCGGTTCTGCTCCTGCAGTTAGGTTCAATCAGCCTGATGATAATTCCGCTTCTCTGATGGCAGTCTACAGCCAGTTCAGTCAGCTGGCAGACGAGCACTCCGGTGTGCCGTCATATCTCCACGGCGATCTTAACGTGCAGGGCGCTGGTCGCACGGCTTCTGGGCTCAGCATGTTGATGGGTTCGGCGGGCAAAAGCATCCGCCAGGTTGTCATGCATATTGACAGCGACATACTGAAACTTGTTGTGCATCGTCAATTTGTGTATAACATGCGGTATGACAAAGACGAGAGCATTAAAGGGGATGCACAGATTATCCCCCGTGGTGCGATTAACTTGGCGGTCAAGGACACGGTCAATACCCGCCGGGTTGAGTTCTTACAGGCGACGGCAAATGAGTTCGATATGGAGATCATCGGTCAGGACGGACGCGCAGCTATCCTTCGGGAAGTTGCTAAGGGACTCCAGATGCCTGAGGATGAGATCGTGCCTACTCGCGAGAAGGCTGCGTTTAACAAGCGCGCCGCTCAGAGTGAGGCGCAGCCATCAATTACACCGCCCAATGGCGGGCGCACTGGTGAGCAGCCCAAGACTATCGACCAGGCTGGCAACCCAGCAGGCGGAACCAATGAAGTGTCTAACCAGTTCACGGGGCAAGCATGATTAAGCCCGATGCAGACACCATGAAAGCATTTGCTCATGTGGCGCAGAATGTGCCTCGCGTGGGGGCGTTCCTTACTCAGTGGCGGACCACTGAGGTAGATCGCCTACCCGATACAGCAAGTAATAGCCAGGCGCTCGCTTCCGGGCGGTGTCAGGTTCTAAAGGAGATTTGTAATCTTCTGAGCGAGGCACCTAGCCATGGATAGCCTCTTCCTTAACTACGCATACCGATAGGAGCGTAAGATGTCAGTACCAGAGCAAGTTCGTAAACAGACTGAGGCCGTGCAACAGTTGTACAGTGATCTCAACCCCAGCACCGAGTCGCCCAAGAATGGTGAAACGGCGGAGGTTGTGGCCATTGCCCCACAGCAAAGCGAGGCCAACCGTGTTGTCGAACCTGTGCAAGCGCCAGCGCCTGATGAGCAGGGTGCCGGTGCGCAAGACGAAACGTTTGAGCAGAAATATCGGACTCTTCAGGGCATGTACAACGTGGACGTCCCCCGCCTGAACGCGGAGAACCAAGCGCTGAACAGCAGGTTGCAGAGCATGGAGCAGCTTATCGCTACCGTGCAGGCGACTCCTGCGGCTGCCCCCGCAGCTCCGGCACCTAGTTCGCTTACGGCGGAAGAGGTGGATGAGTACGGTGAGTCCATCGACATCATGCGTAAGGTCAGTCAGGAAGTTGCTGCTCAGTACCAGCAGCAGATTGCCGACCTTCAGGGTACAGTCCAACAGCTACAGGGGCAGGTTGTCCCCCGTGTTGAGCAGATTGCTAGCCAGCAAGCGCAGAGTGCCGAGCAGAATTTCTGGTCTACCTTGTCTACGCAAATGCCGGATTGGCGGGCGATCAATGATAATCAGGATTTTCAGTCCTGGCTGTTGGAGACTGACCCATTGTCCGGGTTGACACGGCAGACATACCTCGACGACGCCCAGCGCAATCTGGACGTCACACGGGTAGCAAGTTTCTTTTCTTCTTGGCAGTCGGCTACTGGTGCCGCGTTAGCTCAACCTAATCGGTCCGCTTCTACCTCCGAGCTTGAGAAACAAGTCTCTCCGGGGAAGAGCCGCAGCGGCGGCGCTACCCCAACAGGCGAAGCCCGCACATACACACCCAAGGACATCTCTGCTTTCTTTGAGAAGGTCCGGACGGGCGGGTTCGCAGGCAAGGAAGATGAGCGGAATAACATCGAGCGGGACATCTTTGCTGCACAGCAAGATGGCCGCATCGTCAACGCGTAGTTAACAAAAGGAGCCATATCATGGCATACGCTACCTCCCCCGGCCACCCGGCCTACACTGGGAATTTCATTCCGGAAATCTGGAGCGGAAAACTCATCGAGAACTTCTACGACGCCACCGTGTTGTCCGCTATCTCCAACACCGACTACGAAGGCGAGATCAAGGCCCACGGTGATACGGTCAACATCCGCACCACGCCGACGATCAACATCCGGGACTACGTCAAAGGTCAGACCCTGACGACTGAGAACCCCGACAGCCCGAAGCTGCAGTTGCTCATCGACAAGGGCAAGTACTTCGCCTGTGTCGAAGACGACGTCGATCAAGTCCAGTCGGACATCCAGATGATGGACATGTGGTCCAAAGACGCCTCCGAGCAGATGAAGATTGTCATCGACACTGATGTGTTGACCAACCTCGTCACCGACATCGCTGCTACGAACACGGGGCTTACCGCCGGTGCGCAGACTCTCGCCATCGATCTTGGTGTCACGGGTACTCCGAACGCCCTGACCACCTCCAATGTGCTGGCTGAAATCATCAACCACGGTACGGTTCTTGATGAAGCCAACATCCCTGAGCAGGATCGCTTCATGGTCATCCCCGCCAAGATGGCTGGCCTGATCAAGCAGTCCGACCTCAAGGATGCTTCCATCACGGGCGACGGCTCTTCGCCGCTGCGTAATGGTCGGCTTGGCATGATTGATCGCTTTATGATCTACGTGTCGCACAACCTGCCTCTGTCCGCTACCGGTGCTGCTGGTGAGTTCACCATCTACTCCGGCCACAAGAAGGGTTTGACCTTCGCTTCGCAGATGACCAACATGGAAACTCTGCGTGCCGAGTCCACCTTCGGGGACATCATTCGTGGTCTGCAGGTCTATGGGTACAAGGTCGTTCAGCCGACTGCCCTGACTGCTGGCATTGTCACCATCGCTTAGTCCTGAAGGAGGATTAGATCATGGCTACCTACACTGATACCCTCGGGTATAACAAAGGCTCTGCGAGCCATAACGCCAACACCAGCGCGGCTTATTGCGCTACGGTTGAGATGGATTTCGCAGCTATTACTGCAGCTCGTTTGGCGGCTGGTGCTACGGCGCTTGGTGCTACTGATATCCTGCAGGCTATCCATGTCCCAGCTAAGACGTTCGTTATCTCGGCTGGCATCGATGTCACCACGGCGGAAGGTGCCACCCAGACGTTCGATCTGGGCGACGGCACTGACCCTGATGGCTACCTCGATGGTGTCAATGGTAACGCTGTTGCGGGCTACAGCCCGACGCATGTGCTTACTGAAGGCGCGCCGAACGTCATCATCGGCCTCGGCAAAGGCAAGTACTACAGTGCTGCCGATACGATTGACTTGGTTCAGGTCAACGCGTGCGACACTGCTGTCGTTCGTGTCTGGGCTGTTATGATCGATTGCTCCGGTCCGGAGTAAGCTGATTGGTTGGGGGGTTAAGCAGCCCCCCTTCTTTTCTGGAGGAGGATAGCATGGTTACCCTCGCTACGCCGGGCCGCTGGCTCCGGCACAAAACAAACGGTACAATCTACGGGCACAACGATATCCTCGCGAAGAACCCCGCTGTGGAAGAAGTCTCTGCGGAGATTGCATTCCCGGAGAAGCACATCCCTGCCAGTCAGGTAGGGCGGCAGTCAAAGCTGGACTTGTCCACTGACGAGGATGTTGTCGAGGCGGCGAAGCCCAAGAAGTCCAAGGCCGGTAAGGCTGCTATTTCAGCGGACGCGTCCAAGGGCTTACCCAAATGATCCTGAACGACATCATAACAGCGGTACGTCGGATCATCCAGGATGAGACGGTCACATATCGCTACAGTGATGTGTTCCTTTTGGACTTGTGTAACCAAGGGCTGAAGCGGATACAGCTCCTGCGTCCTGATCTCTTCTCCTATGTTGACACCGTGTTGTGCACGCAAGGAGAGGTTATCCAGACTGCGCCCACGGACTCACTTCGTATCATCGAGGTGTACTCTATCGTTGGCGGTACTGGCTTGGTGGAGGCAGACCGGGAGGTGCTGGATCAGACCATCCCGACATGGCCGAACGACACTGAGGCTGCAGCCATTAACTGGATGCGCCATGTCCGCAACCCCAATAGGTTTTTCATCTACCCGCAGGCTCCCGCAGCGCAGACGCTTAACATCGAGTATTCGCAGGTGCCAGCCACGTACGACGGGACGACTACGGTTACCCTCCTCCCAGATGCCTATGTACCTGCGCTGGTAGATGTTGTAGTGTTTCTGGCAGAGTCCATTGACAACGAGCATGTGACTAATGGGCGGGCCAAGATGTACAAGGATTTATTCATGGCAGAGCTTGGGGCCACCGTTGCATCCCTCCCCGTAACAGATACCGAGAACGCTGGGCAGCCGCTCAAGATCGAGGTGGTCTGATGGCGACTCGGTTATTCTCTGATCTCGTAAACCGGATCGCTCCTAGTGTGCCTGGGTGCCCGCAACCTGTTATCGTGAATTACATCCGTGATGCTGCGATTGACGTCTGTGAGCGCACCAGCGCATGGCGATATAAGCACGCTACCGTCACTATGGTCGCGGGCACCTACGAGTACGCATTCGTGCCAGAGGCAGGGGCGGAGGTGCACACTATCCTTACCGCCAACATCAACGGCAGCTTCCTGACCCCCGTCACGCTAGAGCAGATGCATGAGATGTACCCCAAGTACCCCTCTAGTGTGGCCGCAGAGCGTGCGACGCCACGGTATATCCTCCAGGTCAGCCCGCTCACATTGTACGTGGCCTTGGTTCCGGATAACAGCACTGACACCATTGAGATGTTCGTAGCGCAGAAGCCCACTCACGCGGCTACCGGCATGAACGAGGCTGTGATGGACGATCTCGAGGCTGTTATCATGCACGGCGCTCTACAACATCTTCTGACGCTTCCTGAGCGTACGTGGAGCGACAACGAGCTGGCGTCTTACCACGCAAAGCAATTCATATTTAAGGTTACTGAGCGGAGGGCTAGAGCCACCCTAGGCGCAGGCAGGGCGACCGCCACTGTTCGCCAAGTAGCATGGGCTTGAGGAGCTAACTTATGGGAACCGCGCTATTTACGAACAACGCGTACAGCACGCTTGCTAGCGGCATCACGGATGTTGCCACGACGGCTACTGTGGCCGCTGGAGAAGGTACACGGTATCCGTCACCCACTGGCGGTGACTTCTTCTACGCTACGCTCATCGACACCTCGAATAACTTAGAGATCATCAAGTGCACCACTCGCTCCACGGATACACTTACCATTGTTCGGGCGCAGGAGAGCACGACTGGCCGGGCGTATTCTGCTGGTGACCGCATTGAGTTGCGTGTAACCGCCGCTGGGCTCACCGAGACTGTCACTGCCTCTGCGACCAGCGAGACCAACGCTGCGACCAGCGAGACCAATGCTGCGACCAGCGAGACCAATGCTGCGACCAGCGAGTCCAACGCTGATGCTGACGCTACGGCTACGGCAGCGGATGTCGTCTCCACTAACGCGGATGTCGTCACGACAAACGCCGATGCTGCTACGACGACGCAGGACGCTATTGATACGGCAGCAGATGTTGTCTCCACCAACGCAGATGTTGTCTCCACCAACGCGGATGTTGTCTCCACCAACGCGGATGTCGTTACGTCCACCGGGGAAGCCTCAGCTGCGCAGCCTAAGTTCACGTTTTCGACGACCACTGCTATGGCTGACCCAGGCGCGGGTATCCTGCGGTACAACAACGCGACCGTGGCTAGCGTGACCGCCATTGCAATCGATGACACCACTGCTGATGCGGGCAACCCAGATATCGCCGCGTGGATTGCTTCCTGGGATGATAGTTCGAGTACTGTCAAAGGGTATCTGCGCATTGTGGAGCCGGGCACCCCGGCTAATTATGCGGTGTTCGACATCACCGGGCTCACCGATAATGCAGGCTGGACGGAGCTTGCGGTCACTCATGTGGACAGCAACAGTACATTCGCAGACACCGATAGCATCCGTGTTATGTTCTCACGTACCGGAGATATTGGTGCCACCGGTGGCGGGATGGCCAACGTCGTGGACGACACGACCCCGCAGCTTGGCGGCGATCTGGATTTGAATGGCAACGTAATAACTGGACTGGTCATAGGCACCAACGTGCAGGCATACGACGCCGACAATCTAATATCCGATGTCGATGATGTCTTAACGGCTGGCTTCGGTCTGACCGACGACGATGACGGAACCAAGTCGAGCGGCAGCTACACTCCGATCTACAGCGGCGGCAACGGCAAGAAGGCAGTCAACGGGGGCGCGTTCACCCTCGCCCCTATGGCGGAGAGTTCGAGCTTGGTTATTCAATTGACGAATAACGCTTCAGCGGGCGCGGTGACAACTTCCGGCTGGACGATTGTTACGGGTGACAGTCTGACGACGACGAACGCCGACGACTTCATGTTGTACTGCAATCGCATCAATGGGTTTTCACACTTGCATATCACGGCACTCCAATGAGTTTAGGCCAGATATTCCAGGTTCCCGCTAGTATCGCCGCAGCCACGGTGACGTTTACAGCGTCGGCTATTGACCCTGCTGCATCAAGTTCCACTACCTTTTCAGCCCAGGCTATAGGCACGGCTGCTGCAAACCGAAAAGTGGTGGTGGGCTTTACGGCGCATAATAACGCATCCGGTGTACTAACCGCTGTGACGGTAGGGGGTGTCAGTGCGACGGCGTTGGTACGATTCAATGCTGCTGACACGGCTGATGCTGAGTTATGGATCGCGTCAGTTCCAACAGGCACTACTGCTGATATCGTTCTAACGGGTCAGCATGACGGCTGCGCTATCGCTGTTTGGGCGACTTACGGTGCATCTTCGACAGCCAATGACACAGCAACGTCTGAATCTACTGGGACTATGACGCTGAATGTAAACACGGTTGCGGGGGGAATAACGATAGGATATTCCACGTTTAATACTGCTACAGCTATTGCATGGACCGGCATCACAGAGGATGACGAGACAAATATGGAATATGCAGTGTTATCCTCTGGTGCATCTCTCGCCAATGCCACGGCGTCAACGCCACTTGCTATTACATCTGTACGGACAGGCGGGACGGGGTCGGCATCAGCCGGTGTTACCGCGTCTATCGGTCCAGCATAGGAGTTTAAAATGTTTTCATTAGTAAATACAGACACGGCGCAAGTTGTCCTAAAAAGAGATACGACATCTCTTGTGTTTGATGGCGTCCCCGGCAAGATGCGTATCCTTCTGCCAACCACCCCTAAGTCAGAAATTCATGCAGCATCGGCTGGTGACTCGGCAGGAAATTTCAAAGTCTACACGGTCACTGAGATGGATGCAGGCTCCGGCACTGTCGTTGCCTCAACCAGTGACCCAGTGTTTGATGCTGCCGCCGATACGGTTACCGTGACACGCACCCTGGAGGCTGAGTCGGCTGCGAGTATCAAAGAGCGGACAAACCACCCTATCCTACGGCAGATCGCTGTCCTTGAGTTATCAACTCTTCGCTCCTTGCGCGAGATGCGACGTGGAGAGGAATTCGGAGACATCGCTATAAGTGACATTGCTTTCGCCAAGAAAAAAATTAAAGACTTAGATGAGCAGATCCAGGTGCTCAGAGCGACACTGGTATGATCAGTCAAGCCTTTGCTGATAATGTCAAAGAGGGATCGATTATTTTAGGGGGGTCGGTGACCACCTGGGCTGGTGCGCTTGATTATATAAATCAGGTGATCGGCATCAGTGTCGGCCTGCTGACCATTGCATTCTTGGTTTTCAGGATTGTGCAGATGCTGCGGGAGTAAGGCAGTGGAGTTGACAGCATACCCACCAGCGATAGTGCAGATTGCAATCCTTGTCTGCACTATCGCTGGTGGGTATGCTGTCGTTAAGCAGCAGCTAGCCCGCGTCATGCAAGACCTGAGTCAATTTGTTTCTAAGTCTAACAAGGATAAAAACTCATTCGATGACCGACTAGATGCGGCGGCAGCGTCCGCTGCGAGCTATTGGAACTCTACACTACCATCCAGCACGTTGATCTCTCTCAGTACCAGTGGACCCAACGCTTCTGGGGAAGCCCATGTGTTCTCTGCCTTCCACAGCGTCGAGGGGTTTAGCAAACTGGGGAACTATGAAGGCAATGGCGCGGCTGACGGTACATTTGTGTATTGTGGGTTTCGCCCCAAGATGATTATTTGTAGATCAATAGATAGCACTTGCGAATGGTACATCTACGATAGTGAGCGTGAGGGATACAACGTCGATAACGACTCGCTATTCTTTACAACCGGGGTTGAACTAACCGCCAACAACATCGACCTTCTCAGCAACGGCTTTAAGCTACGGATCGCAACTGACCCCAACGTAGCTGAGACATATATCTACGCGGCCTGGGCAGAATTTCCGTCCGGCGGCGGCGGCGTTTCACAAGCAAGAGCTAGGTAATAGACATGGCTGAAGATCACGAAGACAGCAGACGGCGCAACGATGGCGATGAGTACTGCACCAAGTCGCAAGCGATGCAGATAGCCAGAGAAACCGGCCACGCAGTCGTCAAGGAGACGTTTCAGGAACTCGGTATAAATACCGCTGACACTGACCATATCATCCAGGCGCAAGTTGACTTCGCTTACTTGAGACGCTCCAGGAAGTCTGCAGAGAATATGCAAGCCCACGCCAAGAAACTGGTCATAGGCGCTGGTATCGCCGGGATGGCATCGATGCTCTGGGCTGCGCTGAGCATGAAAGGTGGTAGCTGATGTTCACATTATTATCCACGCTACTCGGATTTGGAACATCGTTCTTGCCGAGTGTGCTTAACTTCTTCCAGGCGAAGGAGGACAACACGCATGAGATCAACATGATGGTCAAGCAGGCCGAAATCCAATTGAAGATGGGGGAGCAGAAACTTGAAGCTGCCATCGTGGACGGGGATATCCGAGAGATCGAGGCAGCTCATAAAGAGCAGTCTGCTACAATACGCAAGGGTAGCCGTTGGTTAGCCAACTTGTCTGGCTCTATTCGTCCTATTGTTACCTACCTTTTTGTAGCGGAGTTCTTAGTTGTAACCTGGTCCATCGCCTACCTAATCATGCAGCGCGATGGCGTTACAATCGAGGCGCTACAGCAAATTCTCAACGAGGACTTTATGATATTGTTTTCGGCTATCGTAGCCTACTGGTTTGGAAACAGAACCCAGGAGAAACGGATAGGGCAGGCTTACAAGTGACCGCTGACATTATCCACATCGACGAACACAGACCTCACGTTGTTTTCGAGGCGGTGTGCCTGTCGTGTCACCATCGATGGATCGCGGTTATGCCAGAAGAAAATCTGCTGAACCGTTTAGAGTGTCCTCACGCAGCGTGTCAAGTGGTCGGGCTGGTCATCAACACTGGCCAGGAAATATCCAGTGACCCTGCATGACACCCTAATTGAAGACCACAACCTTGGCGGCGGCTTGCCATCGAACGGAGAGATCAACCAGGATGGCCTTGCACTCATCAAGTCGTTTGAAGGGTACTCGCCTGATGCGTATCGCGATCCAATCGGGATATGGACCATTGGCTTCGGGAGTATTTGGGGGATGGACGGTAAGAGAGTTACGGGCGATCACCAGACGATATCCAAACTTACGGCCCAGGCTCTTCTCAGGCGCGAAGTCGCCAATTCAGGGAGAGCGTGTCGGCGTCTGGTCGGAACTGATATTCTGAACAACAACCAATTCTCGGCCTGCGTCAGCTTCGTCTATAACTTAGGTAGTGGATCGTTCAAGGCGTCCACGCTCAGAAGACTGATATTACGCCATGACCTAGGCTCCGCCGAAGGACAGTTTTCCAGATGGGTGTTCGCCGGTGGTCGGAAACTCAAAGGTCTTATCCGACGCAGAGAAGCCGAAAGACAACTTTTCGCAGGAGAAGTATGATGAAGTATGTGAAAAATATGGTTGTTGGGTTTGCAGTTCTGTTAATTTCTGTCCTCGCCGTGGGCGCTTGTCACGCGGCTGAGCCGTTCCCGCAACAAGTCCCACCTCCTGGCATAAAGGTGCCGGTCCCGATTCCGAAATGTGGCTATAGGACGACCGTCGCAGCGTGGCTGAAATCAGAGCACGGTGAAGAGCCACGGTGGGCTGGCATATCAGGATCAGGCATTACAGAAATTTGGACGACTGAGGACGGCCATAGCAGCTTTACTATTACGTTTTCTTCGCAGCCGAAGGGGTCGGCAGTGTGGGCCTGCATGATAACGAGCGGGACAAAACTAATCGACGTGTCCGATATGTTTTTCAAGGGGCCGGAATTGTGACTATCTTATTTTCTGCGGCTCTTGGGGTATTAGCTTCCGTCTGGCGGTACTACGACGGCTCGGATCGGCGCTGGAGTCACTCCAATCTATACGCCGCCACTCTATCCCTGACCGCCGGTCTTGTAGCACTCCAGCCGCTCGCATATTCCACCACTCTTGCTCTCGTATTGCAGCAGGGGTGGCCTCTCCTGCTGCCTGTAGGAGTGACATCATGGCTTCTGACTCGCGGGATGCCTGGGTTTGAGTACTGGCTGCCAAACCGGGACCAAAGCGGCCAACGACGTTCGGGGATGCTTTTAGGCTTCGCGCTTCCAACTCTCCTTGCAGCGTCTTTATACAGTCTTCTTGCTGGGTTATCTCTATGGACAGTGCCGTTCGCCGTGAGCGGAGCCATTGTAGCTTCCACTTATGTTGGTCTATCGAAACTTGAATTGCGTCTGGGGTCATTATCTGGTCCTTTCACAGCGGAAGAATATGGTAGAATGAGCTACGGATTTATGGTACTCGGTATAGGTCTGTTAGGAAAGTAGAATGGCTGCTATCAAACTACAGAAGTTTCTGGGCACCGCGCCTAAGATTTCTCCAGAACTTCTTCCAGACGGTGCTGGGCAGATTGCCTATAATCTGCAGCTGTATTCTGGCGACCTTATTCCATATAGCGAACCCGCCGTTATCAACAGTGTTCCGCGCCTGGGAGTACTGCAGACGCTGTTCGGTATGCGCGCCTCCGCCGGTGCTGCCATCGATTGGCTTACTTGGTTAGCCGATGTAGACATCACCACAATTTCAGCCACCACGGATGCCGAGCAGCGCTTCTATTACACCGGGGATGGGGTGCCCAAGGTTACGACGTACGCGCTAGCCACCGCTGGATCAGAGCCGTATCCCGCGACGAGCGGGTATTATGATCTAGGGCTGCCGCTCCCAGCGGTGACGCCGACCACAGCTGCAGTGGCTTTCGCTTCACCAACGACAGCGTCATACGAACGAGACTCCGGCAACACTGCTATTATCACCACGGCAGCGGCACATGGGCTGCGCGATGGCAACGTGGTTACTGTCCGGGCTTTCACTGGATCGCCCGCCGAAGATTTCAATGTGACCAACACCCGGATCACTGTAACAAGTACCACAACGTTTGAGTACTACAACGCTGGCTCCACTCAGGCATCCACTGCTGACACTAATGGGCGGGTTGATCTGTCCGGCGGCACCATTACGCGGGACTACACCTACACTTGGTACACGCCCTGGGGTGAGGAGTCTGTTGGCGCTGTCCCCTCGGAGACGCTATTTATGAAGGAGGGGACGACGGTTATCGTCAGCGGACTCCCCACTGCTAAGCCTTCTGGGAACAACTTCATCGAGGGGATGAAGCTATACCGCACGCTGGCGTCCGCCTCGGGGACTGAGTTCTATCTGCTGTCCACGCTTTGGTTCCCGCAGGCTACGGCTTCCGTGGCGCTGACTTCCAATGTCGCGACTGTCACTATGGCTTCGCACCATAACTTCATCGTGGGTGATCGCTTCAAGCTGAGCGGGTGCACCGACAGTACATTTGATATCGTCGATGGTGAAGTCACAGTTGTCGATAGCGACACGGCCTTCAGCTACGCGCTGGTCAACGCCGATATTGCTTCGGTGGCGGACACTACCGGTACGCTCTATCACGACGTCGCTGAGCTTCCAGCTAATACCTCGCGTTACTGGGGGGATGATAGCATTGAGCCTACCCTGGTCGAGCGCAACACCAGCGTGGTAACGCTGACCACGGCGACGGCGCATGGGTTGCTGGTCAACCAGAAGATCACAGTGTCTGGTATGGCTGACGCCTCGTACGATGAGCCCACAGCGGTAGCGATTACTGCGGTGGGTAGCACGACGACACTCGCGTACACTTCACTGGGCGGGATCGCGGTGTCCACCGTTGCCCGCGCCACAAATGTGGTCACTGTAACCACAGCGGTGGCGCATGGCTTTACCACAAGTGATGTGGTCACGATGAAACTGATGACAGACTCGACCTTCGATAGCGAGGACGAGGTAATAACGGTCACGGACACCACTCACTTTACATACGCCCAGACTGCTGGCGATGTGGGCACTACCGCTGACACGACAGGCCGGTGTCAGCGTGACGATACCAGCACGGCTGATACAACGGGCATCGTTACCAACGACAGCTACACCGATGACTTCGACTATCTCAACCTGGTCGATATCCTGCTCTCCGATGACTACGACGCACCGGATGCGACCATGACCGGGATAATCCTGGCGCAGAATAATATGGTCGCTGGGTTCTTCGACAACCAGTTGTGCTTCGCTGAGCCGGGCAAGCCCTGGGCCTGGCCGCTAGCTTACCGCACCACCTTTGAGTATGATATCGTGGCGATTGAGTCTTTCGGTGGGGCGCTCATCGTGCTCACCGGGGAGTATGCTTACCGCGTCGCTGGTAATGACCCGGCCACACTGAGTATCGTTAAGGTGGATACGCCGTACCCCTGCCTCTCCAAGCGCTCAGTCGTCAACATGGGCTACGGCGTGCTATTCGCGACATACGGCGGCCTGGCCATGTGGTCTGCTTCCACGGGGTTGTCGCTGGCCACTGAGTATATTCACGACTGGGATACGTGGGATGACGGCATTGACCCCACCACTATCGTCGGGCATTTCTACAATGACAAGTACTTTGGCGCACATTCTGCTGGGTCATTCTTATTCGAGAGTGACAAGACAGTCGGTGGGTTCTATGTGACCGCTGGGCATAAGTCTAATAGTGCCTGGACTGACCCCTCTGACAACGCGGTGTACACTTCCAGTGATGAGCTAGGTAACATTACGCAGTGGGGCAGCTCCACTTGGCCTTTGCGCCCGATGGAGTGGAAGTCTAAGGCGGTTATCACCAAGAACTATCTTAACATCGGGGCGGCCCGTATCATCGCAGACTACGATATAACGACCGAGGACGCAGCGGCATACACGTCCTATAATGACGGCGTAACAACGCACAATGTGACTGTGTGGGCCAACTCTCAGCAGCTCGACACGATCAACGGCCCAACAGATTATCTGGTGGGGTCGGTGCCGACTTATAATTTTGGGGAGCTTAACAGCACCGTTGTCCACGGGGATAGCCAGACCCGCACGACCCGTACTGCACCGTCAGTTTACGCGATGGTGTTCCAGTTGTGGCAAGATAAGAACTTAGTGTTCACGCAGGTCATCACTGACGACAGTATCTTTCGCTGTCCAGCGGGATACAAATCTGATACATTCGAGGTGGCGGTGTCTGGGTCTGCGCGGGTTCGGGCTATCCACCTGGGTGAGACGCCCGACGGATTGAGGAAAGCGTAATGGTAAGGCGGCACGTAGCAACCCCCGAAGTCCCAGTCACGCTACTCGACTGGCAGGGGGTACTGTTCAGCGCTATCAAGGAGAACGTGGAGCTTCTGACAGGTACTCGGGGGGAAGGTGACCTCGCCAGTATGGCCATTGTGCGGGGGGATATCTCCGTCCGGCAGGTCGGGGCGCAGTCGATGAATAGCATCAACACCAGCCATAATCTTACACCAGTTGCGTTTAGTAACTGCGCCCCCCTCGACTCCTTCCTTGATCTACGCAACGATGTGCAGGCGCTGGCGAACGATGTGTATAACACCCGGCGGGCGCTAGACCTATTGATCCGCAATATAACAGGAGCGTAGAGAGCTGATGTTTGACCCCGCCCAAGGAGATAGTACTATGCCGCAAGGATACCTAGAGGAGCTGATCACCATGGCGACAGACCCCTCGTTTGACTCACCCCAACCTGGTGTGGAGCAACGTGATCTCGCCGGTCAGCCTATGCTTCGTCCTTCGTTCGCAGCAGGTGGCGCGATCCCCGGACCACAGCAGGCGGGCCTCGCCCCGCAGGGTGCACAGCAGCAGGTTCCGCCCCAGATGCTGGAGCAGGAGTTGCAGCGGATGATGAAGGAGCATCCCCAGGAGATCGCGAAGATCACACAAGTCATACAGGCTGGGCTTCAGTCCGGGGAGCTTACTCCGCAGGAGCTTAACATGGCTGTCCAGCTCGCCACTGCAGCGGCGCAGAACCCCCAGCTCTGGCCGCAGTTGCGCCAGTTCGCTATCCAGCAGGGGCTGGCCGGGGAACAGGACTTGCCGCAGGAGTACGACCAGGGCTTGGTGTTCGTTCTCCTCCTAGCTGCCAAGGCTTCGCAAGGAGCCCCGCAAGGAGCCCCGCAAGGAGCCCCGCAAGGAGCCCCGCAAGGAGGCATCCCGCAGTCTCAGGGTCAGCCGCCGCAGGCGACGATGGCCACCGGTGGTCCTATGCCTGAGAGTCGGAACGCAGACGGCAGCATTGCTATCAACGCCCATAAGGGGGAGTATATGATCCCCGAGCATGTTGTTCGCGCAAAGGGCACGGACTTCTTCGACAAGATGATTGGGAAAGATGACAAAGCCAGCGCTTAAATTAGTGGAACGTGTTGCGGAGCGTGATACCCTTGAGGGGTATGAGCCTCTGTTGCTGAGCACTGTCGAGCTGCTGGATGCTTACTGGCCGCAGGTCGCGGCTGTGTTGACCCGGTGTGTGGACAAAGCCATGCATGGTGAGATGACACTCGACGACATCTACAATCACGTAAAGGCTGGGCGTATGTACGCCCTTGTCGCACAAAATCCCTCCGGTGAGTTGCCTGATGTGGCACTCGCCTTAATCCTCGAAACCGTAGCATACCCGCAGTTCACTGTGTTGAACATCGTTGCCCTTGGTGGGCGGGAGCTTAATCTCTTAAAGAGTAGGTTCTGGGGCCACGTTTGCAGCTGGGCGTTCCTCAATGGAGTGCGTACGCTGCAGGCTTCCGTCTCGCCCGCTATGGCTCGTATCCTATCGCGGTACGGCTTTAACCAGACATACATCACCATGCGTATGGACCTCACGGAGATATGATATGACCGCCATCACCATCCCACGCCTGCGTAGTGAGCTGCTAAGCAGCACCGCATTGACCCCCACCCAGCATAAGGGCGGCATCGCTAGCCTTATCGGCATTGTCGCATCTATCGCTATCCCGTTCGCAGCGCCAATGATCGCCGGTTCGTTAATGGCTTCTATGGGCATTGCTGCCACTGCCACAGCTATGACTGTGGGCAGCGCAATGGTCGGTGCGGCTCTGGGTGCGGGTGTTGCTGCCGCTACTGGCGGCAATCCGCTAATGGGCGCTATCGGTGGTGGTATCGGTGGCGGCATAGGTGGGTTTAACGCTCCTATTGGTGGGGCTGCGCCAAGTATCAGCACTCCCAACTTCACTGGCCCAGGTGTGGGTACTCTAGCAATGCCAGCAGCTGGGTCGGTGCCAGTAGGTGGCGCTACTGCAGGTCTAGCCGGTGCCGGTGCCGTCCTTGTGCCGAGCGGCGGATTTCTAAATGCTGCCTCAGGTGCCGGTAGCTTTGTTCCAGGTGCCGGTAGCGGTGTTACTGTACCAAGTTTTGCAGGCGTGTATAATGCCCCGACGGCTGCCACTTCTTCGGGCGGCTTGCTCAGTAGTGGTAGTACCACCGCAGCATCGGCTGGCCTCAACACAGCGACAGGTGCAGGGACCGCAAACTTCAATCCGAACTTGTGGGGCGGTTCCATTCCTGCACCCGCACCTTCCCTCCTCACCAAGGCTGGGAACTTCCTAGGTGAACTCCCAGGCAAGTTCTTGTCGTCCGAAGGTGCGCAGCAGGCAGCCGGTAAGTTGGTTACGCAGGGGCTCAGCAATTATTTGACCGGTGATGAGCCCGATATGTCCAACGAAGAGAAAGCTCGTATGGCTGATCTTGAGGCGGCACGGGCTACCCAAAAGGGGCTTCTCGATCAGAAGCAGAAGGTCTCCCAGCAGTATGTGCAGGCTGCCGCCAACATCAATCCGGAATATTACGGGCAGCAGGCGCTCACTGAGGAGCAGAACCGCTTACTCCGGGCGCAGCAGGCTGGCCTCCGTGGCATCAACCCAAGCAGCACGGGTGCGCGGCTCGCGCAGACCCAGCGCAATGCCCTAGATAAATCACGGCTCAGTGGGTATGATCGTGGTCGCCAAGAGGCCGAGGCCAAGCGACTGCAGTATATGTCAGCGGCGCAGAACTCTGCCCCATCTGGGAACACGTTTGCCAGTGCAGCGGCGAGTGATCTCGCCGCTGCAGATGCGCGGTATAAGCGCCTAGAGGGTGCTGGGCAGGAAGTCCGAGATATATTCGATCCGCTCGTAGGTGAGTTTTTTGGCTCCACCAAAAAGAAGAAACTCGAGGAGGCTAC